TCCTCGATGTCGGACATGGCTCGGTTGAATTTCTCCATGTCCAACTTGAACCAATACAAACGGCTGCCGAAACCCAGGTGAAATTCCCCGCGCTTGTTCCAGTCGTACATCAGCAAGGCCTTTTCCGCTGCGCTCTCTGCCAGCAGCAGCGCACCTTGATGGCGAGCCTGTTTGAGGTCGGTAGCGATCTGCTCGGCCCGCTTGGCGTCGTCCTGAATGAAGCTCCAGCGCTGGTGCAGATCGTTCCAGTCCGCCTTGCGGCCGTCACGTTGCGGAATCTGCGCCGACTCGCATACAAACCCCAGCGCTCGCGCCTCGCGAACCCATCGCCGGGTGTAAGCATTGGCACTCGGCTCGTTGTCCAGCGCCCATACCAGCTTGGGCAACTTGGCACCTTCCCGCTTTTTGATCAGTGCCTTGAGCGAGTCCCCGGGGAACGCGTTGGACGACATGGCCGACACCGCCGCAATGTCGTTATGCACCAGGGCGATCGCGTCGAAGATGCCTTCGACGATCCAGATCTCCTTGACCTCGAGCAGATCGACGCATGGCGGACACCACCAGACGCCGCGGTAGCTGTCCTTGGATTTGAAGCGCGCTTTCATCTTGCCGAAACGGTGGGGTTGGTCGATCAGACGTTCCCACCACCCGCCTTTCTCCAGCGCAAAGCGCACCGTCGCGCTGCCGGCGTTGTGTTCAGGAGAATAAAAACTTTCCTGGGTGAACCAACCCTGGATCAGCTCGAATCGAAAGCCTCGAGCGAACTCAAGATAAGCCCGCGCAGTGGCGTTAGGGTGCTGATCCGTAGCAGGTGCACGCTTGCTCCAGTCTTCAAACAGATCGTCGTACAGCTCCTTCACATGCAAGGTATGGCCGCATTTCTCAGGACGGCCACAGATCACCATCCATGGCGTATCGAAACGCGAGTACAGCTCCTTTTTCCTGCACTTGGGACAGGTGCCACCGCGCATGTAGTCGGTGCCCGTGCGGTGCTTCAATCCAAAGTCGGACTGGAGGCGGTGCAACACGTCGTGGCGAAGATCTTCTTTCATGATTACTTCACTGCTTTGAGGCTGAGGGAGAGGGCGGCCATCAGGCGTTTCTGCGCCGCCATCACCGGAGTTCTTTCGAGAATCGAGCTGTGCCGTTTTTCTTGCGGGACATACCGATACTCGTCCGCGTACCAGTAGTTGTTGAGGCTCAAGCGGTACTGCTCACGCATCGCAGCCAGCAGCGCTTCGGCTTCCGCAGGGGGCAGCTGTGTGGTCAGAATTACGGCGTTTCCCATCTTGAAACCTCGATTTCGGGCGCAGCTCACCCAAACCCACGGAGTGCGGGGCAGGCGTTTGTTTGAGAATTGGTGTTACGAGTCGGCTAAGCGAAAGCAGCCAATGTCTGGCGCGTTGATGATTCGCTCATAGATGAGGCTGACCGGTACGGCCCATTGTTTGCCGGTGACCGGATCTACAATTACGGTATGCGTCGATGTACTGCTCTGAATATTCAGCCGTTGCCGATCACGTACAGCGACCATGGTGGTGCCCGCCAGGTGAACGATCTTTTCGGCGATCTGCGTTTGTACGTCGTAGTCGGCAACCAGGTGCTGGACAGCACGGCTAAACAGTTGCTTATCGTCGCTCAGGTGTTCGCAATGATGCCGCTCCAGGAACGACAGTGCGGCGCTCTGCAGAATGTCTTGATATTCGTTTGCTGCAGGCGGGGCGGTCATTTGGCTTTCTCCGATTTCGAAGCGTGCAGCTGTATGAGAGCGAGTACCTCAGCGTGCCTCGCGGCCAGATGTAGAGTGTCCGCCTGGAGAATGGCTTCGGCCTCGGCATCGTTGATGGTTCCGTCATCCAGCGCCTTTGCGATGATCTGATCAACAGAGCCTTTCTTTGCTGCTGCGTCTACGCACCGGACATACATTTCGACGTTGTCCAGTGCTTCAGGCTCGACAACTGGAACAAACATTCCGCCGTACATTGCAGCGGTGTATTCCGGCAGAAACGTCGTCCCGGTTTCGAGCTCAAGTTGGTGGAGCTGTGCATCGGTCAGCGGGCGGCTGTTGTTGTTCTCATACGCGTGGTTGTCGAACTTTTTGAGTGACAGACCGATTCGAGCGGCCGCGCATTCGCGGCCACCCGGGTAAGCGCAAATGATTGAGCTGACTACCTGGCGTCGAGTTTTTAGAACTGTGCTTTTCATGTTCTGCTTTTTCCTATAGCCCGGTGCCATTACTGTTCGATTACGCCGTCTTTGATACCCAGCAACACCGCGGCGCGATGTGCCTCCCCCCGGCGACCTTTGATCCGACCGTTCAAAAGGTCGCTGACTAAATTTTTGTTCAGTCCATTTTTTCGGCTGAATTCAGCGATGCTGATCCCTCTGCGATTCAAAGCCTCTCGGGCTTGCTCAGGCGTAACTGTGGCGGGCATAGTGCGCACTCTGTTCAGTTGTGTTTGTTTGCGTTTGTCTGTGGTGATTCTTGGTCAAAAAAATGGCCAAGTCAATGGTGGTGAATAAAAAAATGCTCATTGCAGATCAAGTAGGTGATCGCCTAAGGGAAGAGCGCGAGCGCCTTGGCCTGAATCAAACAGAGTTTGGTGTGCTACTCGGGGTGAGTCGCGGAACTCAGAAGAACTATGAGCTTGGTGCGAATTCGCTCGATCTTCGCTATGTCGCGGCTCTTGAGAAATGCGGTGTAGACGCAGCATTCGTGCTGACCGGCCAGCGGTCCACGCCGCTGGGGCAACTGTTTTCGCCAGAAGAGGAGACATTGATAAAGCAATACAGAAGCATCACGCCATTTGACCAAGAGGCAATTCGCCGTTTCCTGCAGGCGATGGCCGATGACGCCGCCCGGAGTCAGAAGTAAACAGCAACATAGCAAATAAGACATTCGTCGCTCCCCCAGTACCATTGCTAGCTTCCGCCCCGATAACGTCGATTCAGCAATGCACTTTATGGAGTAGTACGCATGTTGGATCACACGAAAAGAGACCGAATCTGTGTTGGTTTAAGTGAATTCGATTGGCTTGGGTTAACCCCGATGGAGCGTCGTCTGATCGGCCTTTACCGATCGTTGAGCGAACAGGAGCAACATCAATTACGCCGGCTCTCTGAGGTGTTAGCCACCAAACCAGAGGACGCTGTTAGCGATCGTTAACCGACCCGTGTAATAAACCGCCGTCACCATCCCGTCGGCGGTTCGTGATTAAGCCACCGCCTGTGACCCAAGCTGCTCGAACAGCTCCCGCTGTTTCGCCCTGGGCATATCCCTCAAATGGTCAAATAACATCCTTTCGAAAGACTGAGCCGATGGGCTCAACGTGTGCGAGAACGTCAGATTTGCGACCCACGTGTGCCCACACTTTGCGTCCAAGCACTGGCAGTACAGCTTCGCAAACTCCGTCGATAGCTTCTCCCGCGAAGCGATCCGTCCTCTGTGCCCGCATTTGCATTCAACTCGCATTGTGTCCCTCCCCAGGGCAGCTAATCGCCACTATATTGCCACAATATGTAGTGGCAATCTCTTGGTTAAGAACTGGGCGCAGTGGAATCAACTGAGCTTTCCACCTCTCTCCAGTTAATCCGCCTGTCTGGTCGTAATGTGTCATTGACTTGGTTGAACAGCTGGCAGATAGGCCGGATCTCGTTACTGGTGTAAACCCGGTCAATCTTTTCGATGTCGCCAAAACCGCCGCTGTTTTCCGGGATGATGCCGGCGAGCGCAGGGTTCATCCGCCAAGCGGCGATCACGTCGTTGCGGGTGATGTTCTTCACTTTCTCCAGCTCGTCTTTGGCCTGGAAATCCCCCACCGGGATGATTTGAATCGCGTTCTCTTTGCCGTTGGGGATGTTGACGAACATTGAGCGGAAGTTGCCCACACCCTTGCTTGAGCTGATCTGTGCTCGCAGGTTGTCTTCGTCCTCCTCGGTCAGATCAGGGTCGTTGGTGTAGAAGATGTAACCGGCGTGAGCCCCGTTGCTGTAGTAACGCCGGCGGAACAAGGTAGCGGCTTCGTTGAGCAGCAGCGCCTGCATGCCGCCCAGGTAGTCCGGCACCCCGTAGATGTTCTGTTCCACGTCGTAGTCGAGCACGTGCTCGATCTCGTCCTGGTCAAAGTCCATGAACTTGTTGTCGGGCAGCAGCATCCGGAAGCCACCGTCGACCTTGATTCGCATGTTGATCGCTGCCAGGTGCTGCAGCTCCAGTACTTGGCCGAAGGCGTTGGTGTCGCGGTAGAAGAACGCTTCGCCAAACACCATGTAATCCAATCCCGCGCAGCCCATCGTTCGAGCGCTGCAGCCGGCCGAGGGAATCAGCTCACGCAGCAGCAGGTTGCGCTTGAACTTCGGGATTGCGCCGTGGTGCGCGTTGGCTCGCAACAGTTTCGCCAGGCCGGGACGCGACACCGGCGGCTTGTAGATTTCGCCGTCGTCGCTGAGGAACACCCCCAGGTACTCGCCGATGTTGCCCGACAGCACTTGCTCGGGTTCGCCGAACGTAAACGCCCGCATGGGCTGCTGCTGTTGCGCCTGCTGGTTGACCGGGCGATTTCTGCGTCGATGCTTGGGCATTGTTTCCACTCGTGACGTAGCGGCTACGACGCCGCTTGTTGGTGTTCAAAGGTTCGTTGGCCAGGGCATGCATGACGGCCCAAGCGATATCGGCGTGGCCGGTCGCGTCGGTGCGCGAAGCGCTGTAGGTGACTTGGCCGCTGTTGGTGGTGCCGCGCTTGATGGTCAGGAACGCCTGGGCGATGTCGGTCCATCCGGCATCCCACTCGATGCGGCTGCCTTGGATCGTGTCCTGGGCTTTGAGCACCAGGGCGTTCTTCGCCTCGAGGCTGTAATGAATCGGCGTCGCTTTGGCGTAGAAGTCGCGCACCAGGTCGAACACGCCGTAACCCACGCCGGTGACATCGATGCCGATGTGCTGGACGTTGAAACGCTCGGTCAGCTTCTTGACCTGAGCGGCCTGGTAGGTGAATGAGTGGCCACGCCAGCTGTGCTTCTCCAGGATCCGGAACTTCGCACCTGGCTCGAGCGGCGGGGCAATGACAACGCACGTCGCGTCGTCGCGAGTCCGGCTCGGGTCGTAGCCCAGCCAGACTGGGCTGTTGCCGAACGGGCGTTCTTCGTCGGGCTTGTAGTCCTCCCACAACGACAGGTCGGAATAGCACCGCTCCAGATCCTTGAGGCCGAACGCGCTCTGCGTGCTGTCGATGAACTTGCAGTAGAAGAGCTGCTGAAATTTGTCCTCGTCGTACTCCAGCTGCAGCTGCTC